GCAAACCGAAGCCGCTCTCGCAAAGGCTGGCTTCACTCGTGACAAGCGCTCCGAACTCCTGACGGAGTTGGGCGTTTCAGCGGCCCAGCGCGATGCAAGCCGCAAACCAGCCGCGCGCGATGCAGGCTTCGAAGCTGCCGCAAGGCAGTTCATCAACCTCCTCAAGAACTGAATTTCCTACAAATAGGAGACTAGCTATGCAGCATGTCATGCTGAACGCCCGCGCGCGCGGTCTCGTTGCAATCCGCAACGATGCTGGCAACGCCACGGCTATCCTCAATGAACTGAAGCAGACGTTTGAGTCGTTCAAAGCAGAGAACGACAAGGCACTTGCCGACCTGAAGAAGGGCCAGGAAGATGTTGTGCAGACTGAAAAAGTCGATCGCATCAACGCTACCATCGCGGACCTTCAGAAGGCCCTCGACGAAACAAACGTAGCTCTGGCGGCCGTCAAGGTTGGTGGTGCCGGTGGCCCGGAGGATCCGGACAAGCGCGAACATGCAAAAGCGTTTGACCGCTTCTTCAGGCGCGGTGCGGATGCAGGTCTGCGTGACCTCGAAGTGAAGGCCAAGCTGACTACGCAGTCCGATCCGGACGGCGGTTATCTGGTCCCGGAAGAAACTGAAGCGGGCATTGACCGCGTGCTCGGCACGGTGTCGACAGTGCGCTCACTTGCCCGCGTCATCTCCATCTCGACCAACACCTACAAGAAGCTCGTCAACATGGGCGGCGCAACTTCGGGCTGGGTCGGCGAGGAGGATTCGCGTCCTGGTACCGGAACGCCGACCTTGCGCGAGCTCGCCATCAATACCGGCGAGATTTACGCGATGCCTGGCGCAACACAGACGTCGCTCGACGATGCGCGTATCGATCTGGCGGCATGGCTCGCCGAAGAAGTGTCGACCGAGTTTGCAGAGCAGGAAGGCGCTGCCTTCGTGAACGGCAATGGTGTCAACAAACCGCGCGGCATTTTGGCCTACGATACGGTGATCAACTCATCCTATGCATGGGGAAAGATCGGGTTCGTGAAGTCAGGTGATGCGTCGGCCTTCCCCGCGGCATCGACGTCGGTGAGCCCGGCTGATGCGTTCATTGACACGCACTATGCGCTCAAGGCCGGCTACCGCAATGGGGCGTCTTGGCTGATGTCTGACGTGACCATGAACGCGGTTCGCAAGTTCAAGGATGCAGAAGGCGCCTACATCTGGGCTCCGCCTTCGGGTGCTGCTCAGGTGGCCACCATACTGGGCAAGCCAGTGCATACCGACGACAACATGGATGTCGTTGGCGCCGGTAAGTTCCCGATCGCCTTCGGTGACTTCAACCGTGCCTACTTGGTCGTTGATCGCGCTGGCATCCGCGTCCTTCGCGACCCGTTCACCTCAAAGCCGAATGTCCTCTTCTACACGACCAAGCGTGTGGGCGGCGGCATCGTGAATTTTGAGGCCATCAAGCTGCTCAAAATCAGCAATTGACGACTAGTGCGGGCGGCTCCGGTCGCCCGTCTCCCTCCGGTTTTGCTCTTCTTGAAAGGACAGTCCAATGAAGGACACCCGTTCCGCATTTGGCTTGGTATCCGCACTCGTGCCGCAGGTACTTGCCGCAACCGACACCGGCGCTACGCCAATCGATCTACAGGGCTATAATTCGGCCCTTGCAATCATCAATACCGGTGCCGTTGCAGGATCCGGTAACTACACCGCCAAGCTTCAGCATTCTGACACGACGACCGGCGGCGATTTCGTTGATGTCACCGCCGCCGATCTTTTGGGCTCTTTCCCCGCCGTTCTTGCAGAAAACAGTGTCTACAAGGTCGGCTACAAAGGCTCGAAACGCTACCTGCGCACGGTTGTGACGAAGAACAGTGGCACTTCCGTTGCCGTTGGCATCGTCATTGCTCGCGGCCACCCCTACGACGCTCCGGTAGCTTGACACTGACGGGAGCGGCGTTCGCGCCGCTCCATCCTCATGCCCGAGGCTGCCATGTTCTCCACTTTCAACGTCACAACGCCGGCTGATGATCTGTCGCTTCTGACGATCGAGGAATTGCGTGCCGCGGTCGGCGTAACGGGAACGGCCGAAGACGCGGCTCTCAAAACGCTTGGATTGAGGCTTTCCGCGTCAATTGCCAGGCAATGCTGCATAGCCTCGGACGGAATAAATCCGGCCACGCTGATGTTGGAGACCTGCACGGAAACCTTCCGAGCTGTTCGCCCGCCGAACGAATTGATCCTAGCTCGACGACCGGTGACAGCAATTGTCTCCGTGTCCGAGCACGGAGCCATCATAGACCCTGCAGACTACGAGATCCGGCGTAGTGCCGGCATTCTCGCACGCCTGCGTGGCGATCGCTTCTCCTGCTTTCCAACCGGCAAGATCACCGTCGTCTACAAGGCCGGATTCGAAGATTTGCCGGAAGACCTGAAGCTTGCAGCGTCCAAATTGGCGCTTGCGCTCTATAGTGAAACCTCGCGCGACCCGAACCTGAAACGTGTCAGCATTCCCGACGTGGAAGAGCGCGAATACTGGGTTGGGCCTGCGGACGATCCGCTCCTTTCCGCCGAAATCCAGGACCTGCTGGCACCCTACAAGCAGTTGTTCCTTTAACAGCGTCGTCGAGCGCACCTGCGACCGACTGTTGTCCACCCTCCGCGTTTACTGAAGGAGAACGCTATGACCGTTCAGAATTCCGTTGCCGTGCGCAATGCCCGGCTTGATGCCTTTGAAACCGCCGTCGGCACGTCGCCAATCCTGAAGATCAGGACGGGCGCACAGCCAGCCAACTGCGCCACGGCCGATTCAGGATCCGTGCTTGCCACCTTGACCCTGCCTTCCGACTGGATGGCGAACGCCTCGAGCGGAAGCAAGGCCAAGTCGGGCACGTGGCAGGACAGCAGCGCCGACGCGACCGGCACGGCGGCGCACTATCGCCTTTATGCCTCCGATGGCACCACTTGCCATGAGCAAGGCAGCGTTACCGTAACCGGCGGCGGCGGTGACCTCACCGTCGACAACACGTCGTTTGCTGCCGGCCAGAACTTCACGATCACGGGTTACAGCCGCACCGCCGGCAATGCCTGATCGGCCGGAGAGGGTCGGTAGATGGCTGCCCCGGTCAAGTCCACAGAGGGGACATCGACCCTTGCCACGGTAACGGCGTCACTCGGTTCAGCCTCGACGGCTGGCAACCTGTTGACGCTGAAAGTGGCGGCGGACGATTATGCGGCTTCCCCACCTTCCGGCTGGACACAATCCACCGGGATGAAGCAGGAAACCTACCACGGTGGGTATTTTTGGTGGAAAATCTCAACGGGTGACACCAGCGTAAACTATGCCATCGGGTCGGCGGCGAATTCGTCGTGGGTGATGGAGGAATATGCCGGGCCGTTTGATGGATCGCCTTACGACACCTCAAATGGAACCTTGGCTGTATCCAGTGCGGGTAGCGCGACGACGCCGAACATCACGCCTTCCGCTGGTGACCGGCTTGTCCTGACCGCGTTCGGTTCGTCCAACTCGTCGGGCGACATGTCAGGCGACCTAACGGGCTTCACCAACAGCTTTACGCACACAAGGTCATCTGGCCCGGCGTCAGCGACCGGAAGCCCTGCGCTTCGACCGTCACTATGGTGCGATGGGCGGACAGATGCCGATGTCGTTCATGGCGATCGACGCCTATGCCCGACGCTATCGCATCGAGGGCGAGGCGTTCGACCGGTTCCACGTCTTCATGTCGGCGATAGATGCCGAGTGGCTGGCATATGCCGAAAGCAAATCCGAGAAGCAGGCCTAGGACGTTATGACGATCCAGCTTTCCAGCCTGCGCGTCTCGCCCGAGATTGACGCGGCCAAATACACTGCCGGCGCGCAACAGAAGGTTGCCGCCGACAAGGCTATGGCCGCGTCGTCTCGCGATGTCGCGCAGGCTATGGCGGCGAACGATGCCAAGATCAGCACCGGCGGCGACGTCCTGGCGCGTCTTTCCCGGCAATATGTCGAAGGCTACACAGCGCAGCAGCGCTTTGCTACTGGCCTTGGCCAGCTCAGCCGTGGTTTGGAAACCGGCAAGGTTTCGATGGAAAGCGCAGAGCGCATCCTTGTCGGGATGAACCAAAAGCTCGGCTTAAGTGCTGACTTTTCGGAACTTGCGGCCAAGGGCCAGACCCAACTGGCTGCTGCTGTTAGGGCTGCGAACCTTCAGATCGAAGGTCAGGCGCTAGCTGCGGAAAGGGCGCGTGTCGCTCAATCCCGTCTCGCTGCCGCCAATGTCAATACGCGGCCGAACAACAATTTTGCAGCGTTGAACGCTACCAACCAGTTTCAGGATATCGCCATCACCGCGGCAATGGGGCAGTCGATTTCCACCATTGCACTCCAGCAGGGTACCCAACTCGGCATGGCCATGCAGATGTCGGTTGGCGAGCAAGGCGCGACCGGAGCTGTGAAGATGCTCGGTTCGGCTATCATGGGTTTGTTCAGCCCCATTAACCTAGTTTCCATCGGCATCACGGCGGCTGCCGCTGCTACGATCCAGTGGTTCATGGAGGGGGAAGAAGGCGCGGAATCGCTGGAAAAAACCCTTCAGGGCCATTCCAAGACGCTTGCGATCCTCAAGGACCAATACGGTGCATTGGGGGAAGCCGTAAAGGGGGTTGGGACCGTGGGCGGTGTTGAATTTGCCCGCGCGATGACCCGGCAAGATATCACGCTGCTGGCCGCCCAGGCTCGTGAGCAGAACGATGCCGTCATGCATGCGCTGACCTCGAACAAGGTAGGGCTGGGCGGAAACTCCAGCGCCACCGGTCTGATGGAGGCCCAGAAAGGAAATCTCGAGGCGTATGGGGGCGCTATCGAAACACTTCTTAGAAATGTCCGTGAAGGGCATGGCGATCTCGCGGCCTTCAATAAGGACGTCGACAACATCTACCGGAAGCTCGCCGACAATCCGGGCGATGCGGATCCCTTGGACCTCAAAGCGGCTGCGGAATCCGCCAAGCTACTCGCGGACAATGCCTTCAACGTCACCACTAAGTTCGCGCCGTTCGCTGCTCAGATCAATCAGGTGAACGCTTCGCTTGCGGCTGGCGTCGTACCCGATCTGGCGGCAATAAATGCCGAGATAAGAAAGATCGGACAGGAAAAGGGCATTGGCAAGCTGGCGGATGAGGCGATCGTCGCCCAAGCGCCGCTTGTTGATGTGATCTCTAAACTTCGTGAGATTGAGCGCATCCGAGACCGCATAGAGGCAAACCAGCGCGGCCCGCTCATCAACAGCTCAGACGAAGATGACCGGAACGACTACGAAGGCAATATCCGTGTTGCGATGGACAATGCGCGCCGAAACGCCGAGGCGGCAGAGATAAATGCAAGGGCACGAACGAACGCTGAGAAACTGGAAGCCGCCCGGCGGTCAGCAGAACTGCAACGCAATCCTGGCGAAACGCCACAGCAGAGAGACCAGCGCATCGATATTGCTGTCGAGGCTGAGCGGACACGTCAGTTTGTGGCGCAGCGTGATGCGATCGATGATCGCCATCGGTCACAAGTTCGAAGCATTGAAGCAGCTAAGGAGGAAATGTCGCTTGTAGGGGCGACCGTTGGGGAAACCACCAGACTGAACTACCAATATGCGGGACTTGCCCGGTTGAAAGAGGAAGCCGCGAAGACCGGTGGGATCGTCAGTGAAGACGAGGTTCGCCGGATCAAGGAAACGGCTGCGGAGTTGGGTAGGATTGCGGATGCTCGGGCTCGATTGAACCTGAATCTTGACCTTCAGTTCGAATATCAGCAGGCCTTCCGGTCACCGCTCGAACAGCAGATCGCTTCCCGGCTTCGCGGTACCGGACTTGGGATGGATTCTCCCGAAGCTGGCCAGATGCGTGAAATACAGCGCATCAACGATCTTCGCGCCGGTGTGAAAGGCTTCTTCGACGATTTTCAGGCCGGATTGCTACGCGGCGACAGCTTCGGCAAGTCACTCGGCAACGCGATCCTGAATGCCTTGAACAAGGCACTCGACAAGATCATCGAGAGCGGCGTTGACGCACTGGTCAACGCGATTGTCGGCGGACAGGGCGGCTCGTCTGGCGGTGGCCTGCTGGGCGCATTGTTTGGAAGTGCGGCGTCGAGCTTTGGTACCAAGTCGGGCTTTGCCGACATGCTGGGTATCGGGGCAGCGAACGACAACTATGCGCCAGGGGCCATCACCCGCTCTGCGCTGCCGGATATCGGTTCCATCACGTCGTCTGTTGGTGGCTCCTACAGCGTTGCCAACGCGACTAGCTTCATTCAGCAGTATGCCTCTGCCATCGGCATCGATCCGGGCGTGGCGCTCAGGGTGGCGAGGTCGGAAGGCCTCGGCGCTGGCATCTGGCAATCCAACCTGTTCCGGAACGGCGTTCGCGAGCCGTCGTTTGGTCCATTCCAACTGCTGAAGGGCGGTTCTGGCACGGGCTTCGGCGCGGGCCTTGGTAATAGGTTCATGGAGCAGACCGGTCTCGATCCTGCCAACCCTGCGAACTGGCGGCAATCGACGGCCTTTGCCCTTGATCAGGCCAAGGCGAATGGCTGGGGCGCATGGTTCGGTGCGAAGAACGCCGGCATCGGCACGTGGGAAGGGATAGACAGGTCGGCGACGAAGGCCGTCGGCGCGCTCGATAAGCTCTCGACCGGATCGACCAAGGCGATATCCGGCATCGCCAACCTTGGGCAGGCCGGCAATCAGGCCACGCAGGGACTTTCCACCTTCGGCAGTGCGTTGAACAAGTTCCCTGCGGCTCCATCCGGCGGCGGTGGGGGAGGTATCGGCGGGTTCTTCAGCAGCCTGTTTGGCGGGGGCGGTCTGAATTCCGCATTTTCTGGCACCGCGGCGTTTTCGTGGCTCAGCGCGAACCCCGGCGGCTATATCGGCCTCTTTCATGAAGGCGGAACTGCTGGCAACGCGACCCGTTTTCGTGGTGGCGTCGACATGAACATCTTCCAGCACGCGCCGCGCTATCACAACGGCGGCATTGCCAACGATGAGGTCCCGGCCATCCTGAAGCGAGGGGAGCCTGTCTTCAAGTCGATGGAGCATGCCCGCCAGGTTGTAGGCGGTAGCAACGTCAACGTCGTGATCAACAACAATGCCGGCGTTGCGGTTCAAACCCAGGAACGCCGGGAAGCTGACGGCTCGATATCGATCGACGTCATGCTTGACCGCGTGGTCGCCGAGAAACTCGGCACACGTGGTACCGCAGCCAACAGCATACTGCGCGGCGAGTTCGGTGCGCAGAAGGTATTGAAGGGTCGGTAATGGTTGCGTCCTGGCCTCTCACCCTGCCGCAATATGTGCTGACCGAAGGCTATGGCAGCGCGCTCGGCGACGGCCGGCTGCGCTCCCAGCCCGATATCGGCCCGCCCAAGGTTCGCAGCCGTTCTTCGGCCATGCCGGAGCCGCTTCAGGGCAAAATGGTCATGACCACGGACCAACTTGCCGATCTGCGGACGTTCATCACGACGACGCTGTTGAAAGGAACGCAGCCCTTCACCTTCCCGGATCCTGTGACCGGCGATCCGATCCTTGTTCGCTTCGGCGACCGGCTGCCGAGTTGGAGCTACTTCGCCCACAGGAAATGGACGGTGGACATGTCGCTTGAGGTGCTGCCATGAGCCGTACGCTTTCCCTTGGGATGCGCGAGGCGATGAACTCGCAGGAAACCGGCGAGGTGTCCGTCGCGCTGCTTACGCTCGAACATCCTTCGTTCCCCGATCCGCTACGGTTGAGCAGCGATCCGACCGAACGGCTTTCCGAGGAACCGCTGACCTATGGCACGGTCAGCCGCGGCGAGACATACATCTTCTGCCCCATGGGTGTGTCGCTGCCCGACGATCTTGGCGAACGTGCGCCGGCCGCGCGCCTCATGGTCGAGAATGTCAGTCGCGAACTCGTCGCCGTGCTACGGGGCATCGCATCGCCCGGTACGGCCCGGCTGGAAATCGTCCTTGCCTCGTCGCCGGATGATGTCGAGATCGAATATCCGTCCTTCGATATTGTGCGGGCGCAATACAACGCCAACACCATCACCCTTGAGCTTTCCATCGACGCGCTGACCGAAGAACCGTATCCGGCCCGTGCGTTCGATCCCAGCGGCTTCCCCGGACTGCATTAGCGATCATGACATTCGACGAGTATGTAGGCCTGCCCTGGTTGGACAAGGGCCGGGACCGCGAAGGCACGGATTGCTGGGGCTTGTTGGCTCTTCTTTATGCCGAGCGCTTCGGCATCGTCCTGCCGAGCTTCCGCGACGACTACCAGACCGCCGCCGACGGTGAAGCCGTGGCCGGCCTGATCAACGGCAACCGCAGCGAATGGACGGAAGTCCCGGCCGGCGAGGAACGACCCGGCGACGCTCTGCTGATGTCTTTGGCCGGCATGCCGCGCCATATCGGCGTTGTCGTCGGCAAGGGCATCGTTCTCCATATCGAGCGC